GAGCTGTTAGTGTCGTAAACTTTTGGTCACTTAAAAATGATCCACCGCCTGCCATATTATTCTCCTTAAATTTAAGTGGGGCCGAAGCCCCACACTAAATTAATTAATTACTCTCTGAACCGTCGTCAGCTATTGTGTATGTAAATACACCAACAGTAGTTCCACCGGTTGCAGCAGAAGAACCTTGGTTTGCAGTTACCTGAACTGGACCAGAAATACCTGCTCCAACAACTAATGCACCATCTGCACCTTTTAAAGATCCTTTAGTGTCTGCATCAGCTTCATTGAAAAAACCATCTGGGTCAGCAGCTGTTCCTATATCAACAGTTGGGTTAGTACCACCTGTTGCTCCACCAATTGTTAAAAATGAAATTGGTACTGCATTATCAGGTAATATAAAGTTTTCTCCTGTTGTGTGTGAAGTTCCAACTTTTACATTAGCTGCACCTGCGCCGACTGGGTTAAATGCAACAACTTCAGAAATAGCTACTACTCCTGGAGTTGACTCTCCTTTTCTAGCACCGCCGTTTGTTCTAACGATACCTTGAAACGTTGATCTTGCCATGATTATATCCTCCTAAATTACGAATACTGTCTTTAGGCCATCGACTATACTCGTCAGTATCCTTTATTAATTGTATAGTGTGTTTTTTATATACTAGATTTGAGTAGAGCGCAAGAGAGCCTGTGATGTGGATTGGATTTTTCCAACGATGTAGCTTTTGTTTAAGTAGCTACAGAAACTTCGGGTGCAGCGTCTTCTACCTTATTTAACAGATGCTCTTTTTCAGCTTCTGCAATTTTTATATGGCTAATTATATCTCTGACAGCTCTGTCAATCTTAACCATATTAAGAGTATATCTACCCTCTTTAAGGTGTTCCTGCTCCCACTCTAGGTCTAGACCCCTTTTCTGTTGATACAGAGTCTCTAGATGTTGTTGCATCGATAACTTCCTCATAAGTTATTCTCTTTACTCTTGGATCATTCATTTCTCCAAGATGTTCCCATTTTATATCACCTTTTCCCAATCTGTCAACTATTGAATTTTCTATGTCTATAGGACCATCTAAAGAGGATATAACAAAATCAGCATGCATTTGATATGCAAAAATCTGGACTCTGAATTTCTTAGGGTGCATTTTTCCTTTCTATATATCAAATGAGGCGGGATTGTGTCCCGCCTCAAAATTAATGATTAAGCACCTGGTGATGCAAAAATACCTCTAGGGTCAGATACACCAAATACGTATCTTTCTCTAGCTTTGTATCTTACATTGCCAGTATCAAAATCGCCTTCCATTTTAGTAGTCAATGGAGCTCTCTCAAGATGTTTCATTCCATTAGGAACATCAGTGATTAAGAAGAAAGCATCTGGATCTGTTAAGAAGTTATTTACTGAATAACCTCCTGGAACCATTCCTTTACTTACTAATGCATTGATGTCATTGTCAGCTGTTCCAACTCTTTGAGAAGACTTCATAAGTCTTTCTGCTGTGAATTGTAAAGCTGATGGAATAACCATGCTTCTAGCGCTTGCAGCAATTTTTAAACCTCTTTCATCAGTAAGCGCTGCAATGTCAATCATTGCTTGCTCTAATGAAGTTTCGTTTAAATCAGATGCTGTCCCCAATGTGTTTGCAAAAGTACCATTTATAGTTGGGTGGTCAGATGCAAATAAATTGCTTCCGTCACCTGACTTAAAGTTACCATTGAAACCATTGTTTAATGGAGACGCTGCTTTGATTTGTTTTGTTTGAGCCATAGATCTTGCCAATGCTTTTGTATATCTAGAAGCAAGTCTGTCGTATAAGTTATCCTCAATCGCTTCCTCAGTGATAGCAAACCCAAGAGAAACTGTCTCGTGAGTGTATCTTGCTGTGAAAGTTTCTTGAGCTTTATCAAACTCTACTCCAGAACCTTCTGGTTTTACTTTAGCTTGACCGAATCCTGATAACATTACTTCTTCTTCAAAAGCTCTGTCAGATGACTCAGTTGTGTATATAGCAGTATGTAAATTATCATACTGTTTATACTCCAGGCCGAATAGGGCATTCAAACCTGGCTCTAGTTCTTTAACTAGTTGATTACGTGATATAGCCATATTATTATACTCCTATTATACCCCAACGTGTTGTTTAAAGAAATGTTCACTGATTACAACTCTCCATACTACACCTGCTGATGCAAGGTCGTTGTTATCAGGGTCTCTTGAAACACCCGCTATTTTTATTTGTTTTGATGCTGAATCACTTAATGAACCATCATCTAGAGTTGTTCTAGAAATGTAGTTCGGTGAAGCACCCGCAGAATATGAAATATCTGCTGTATTACCCACGTCCAATTGCTGTGATGCACTACCATTGTTTGATCTAATCTCATACATTTGATGAGGATCATCATTTACTAATGCAACAATATCTGTAGCAGCATTACTGCCTAATAGATATGCTTGAAACGTTGGCTTACTTGTTGACGTGTCAGTGTAGAAAACACCATTTAGTGAACCTAAAAGTTGTTCTGTACCAGCTGCAGCTACTGCTGCTGTACCTGTTGTTGCCATCGCAACCAAATCTTGGTTGTAGATAGCTGTCGCAGATGCTGCTACAGGGTATTCTCCTAGACCAGCTGTGTTCGCTGACTGACCTGCCATTTTTACAGGTTTCATTCCGAAACCAGTTGTTGACGCGTTAGCCATAGTCATTACTCCTTATGTACCTGCCCCGAAAGGCCTCCAGTACGGTTTATATTATTCGCTGGTTTCGAATTGTTATTGAATTTTAACTTTTCTTGCCACCGAAGGTTACACGAGTATTTCTATCTACAGAGATAGGCATACTCTTATGCTGCTCCTTCGCAAGATCGGCGTCAATTGCAGATTGTTGATCTTCTGCTTGTGAAGCATAGTATTCAGTTCTTTGCTTCGCGATCTCTTCAGGTATCCTAGTCAGCACTAGGCCTCCGTGTCCGATAACCCCTGCGTATTTGCCGTCAGTGATAGTGGGAAAGTCCTCTTCGGGATATTCATCTGATCTTACTAACTCATACCCGGATCTTAAGCGTCCTTGTATGTTTTTTGTATCAGTGAATCCTAGGATTTCTGTCCTGACCCATCTGTGTCTCCATCCGTCTGGCGCGTTGGGCGTATCTAAATACGATGGTGGAGCCCAAACTTTTGGTCTTGCTTTTGGCTTAACCGATTTAGCTTGTGATTGTACTTTTGTAGAATCACTTTGCTTAGTTTGACTCGCACGAGTTGGTTTCTTGTTTTCCATATGCCTATACCTCCTTCGTGTTCATAAGTTGTTTCGCATACTCTTCTAATGGCACACCTAATTTTTTCGCTATTGCGACTTGAGAAGATGTGAGTCTCACAGTTTTTGCATTAGCCTTTGGACTACGCGTTGCAGAGGCAACTGTTTGTGTAGGTTTGCTAACAGTCTTATTAACAGGTTTATCAAATTTATGGGGAAATTCAAGTCTTATTCTTTTATCTATTTCCTTATAATATTCGTCAGATTTAGGGTCTATCCCTTCCTCTTCTGTTAATTTTCTGTGAAGATCAAAGGCAGTATAAGTCATAGCTGAATCTGTTCCAAACCATTCATTATTACTTGCCCATGCTTCCGCTTTTGGATCTGGCGGAGCTGCAGGTTGTCTTGTAGGTTGTTTTACAGGCTCTTCCTTAGCTGCTTTATCTCTCATTTCATTTTGAGTTTTTAATTCAGCAAGTCTACCTTGTTCATAACCTAATTGTGAGATAGCTGTTAAAGCTTCTGTTTCAGCTTTGGGATCTTCTGCTTGTCTTGCGGCTGTAAGTTTAGCTTGTGCAGCAGCTAATTGTCCAGAGATTCTATTCTCCATTTCTGTAGTATAGTCTTTGTCCAAAGTATTAGCTTGAGTTTTAAACTCATCTCTTTCTTTTTTAACACTTTCAGCATAACGCAAAGCTTCTTCTCTTTGCCTTTCTGCTTCCCGCATTTTTTTAGTAAGTTTAGCTATTCGCTTTTTAACGCCTTCAGAATATTCTTCAGCTTCCTTACTTTCACTTTTTTGTTGATTATTTTCTTGAACACTAGACTGCTCCACAGGTTTCTCAGATGAGTCACCGGCGCTACCACCGTCTTCAAGTTTTGTTTCACGTTCATTTTCATACGTTTTATCTATTTCCTTTTCTATTGTTTGTTCTACAACAGGTTCTTCTTTCTTTTCTTCTGGCAGTTGTACTTCAACATCAGGACCTGATGTATCTATGTCAACTGTTTCTTCTTGTTTTATTTTTTCTTCTGCTTCTGGCATAGTTTCTCCTATGATTGTTAAAATTCGTGGAATATATCTTCAGGGTTTTCCACGGTCGCTAAAACTTCATCATCATTTAAAAGTCTTAACTCACCCCCATCTATTTTAATTCGTGATCCGGCATATCTTGCAAAGATAATCCAATCACCTTT